ATTCAAAGATAAAGGAACTGATATCTTCTACAAAAATTATAGAGATGACTTTGAAATAATTGATGAAGATGGAAATAGTAAAACACTTTATGAATTTACAATGGAAAATGAAATACTTGAGGGTATTTTTAAAAGAGAAAATAAAAATGCAATTCCATCAAGTTCACTTAAAAAATTAGAAAAACTGCAAAACTTTTAAAGGAGTATATAAATGACATTATTAGCAGAAGTTTCCTATACTGGGGATAGTAACACAACCCAGTTTGCTTTAACATTTGAATACTTAGATGTAAGTCATTTAGGAGTCTTCTTAGACGGTGTAGCTCAAACAACTGGTTTTACTGTTACTCAAAGTACAATAACATTTGACACTGCTCCAGCTACTGGAGTTGTTGTTTTATTTAAGAGAGTAACACCTATTGATGCTAGAATTGTAGACTTCCAAGATGGAAGTGTATTAACAGAATCAGACTTAGATAAATCTGCCAACCAAAACTTCTTTGTGGTACAAGAAATAGTTGACGGTGTAGCTAATAAAATGGGGGTTGACACAGATAATAAGTTTGATGCTCAAAATAAAATAATAAAAAATGTAGCTGACGGTTCAGCAGATACTGATGCAGTTAATGTTAGGACTGTAAATAGTCTTACTTCTACGGCAGTTACTACTGTTAATAATGCAATAGCAACTGTTAATAGCTCAGTAGCTACTGTAAATCAAGCAGTAACTGATTCAGTAACGGCAAAGAATCAAGCAGAGGGTTTTAAGAATGATACTCAAACATTAAAGACTGATGTAACACAATTAAAAGCAGATACACAAACTCTTAAAGATGATACCAATACTTTATTTACATCAACACAAACATTGTTATCTAGTGCTTCATTACCTCAAACATTATCTGGTAATGCTGGAAAATTCTTACAAGTTAACAATGCAGAATCAAGTTATGAATTAGTTAGCTCTGTTGCTTCACCAAAATTCTATGGACTAAAAATCAATGGAAGTAATTTAGAAGTAACAACTAGTTCATCTGGGAACTACAACACTTCTGACTATGACTATCAACTTATAGGAGAAAATGTATCGTTCCAAATAGTTAATAATACTCTACAAATAGATTTACCATAAGGATAAAATATGCAAATAGACATTACTAAATTAGGTTACAGATGGGTTGGACAATATTCTTCAACTGCAACATATAAAGAAAATGATATAGTTTATAAAGACTCTGGAGCTTATAAAGTTAATGCTGATGGTACTTTAACTGAGTTTGCTTTAGGTCAATCTGATGTAACAACAAAAGGTCATTTATTAACTGGTGGTGCTTCTATTGGTGGTGTTAATTCACAAATTCTACATTCTAAGCTTAACTCTGGTATCGAGTTTAGACATACTGATGAAAGAAATGGGACTTATGTAAAAAGATTAATGAATGATGGACTTCACTCATCTCATAGAGGAAGCTCTTATGGAACTGGTTATTATACTCCAATGGCAATTATGTCAGATGGTACAGTTAGAGTATGGGGTCAAAGACAAACAGACGGTAGAGCTGGTGTTGGTCAATCTGCAAACAACATAAATACCTATAGACCAATGCAAGTGTGTTTTCCTAAAAATGTAGTTATAGAACAAGTATATGGTAATGTTAATTGTAGAATTGCCGTTGACTCCACTGGTCAAAGCTGGGGTTGGGGTCATTATGATGGTCACGGTACTTCATCAACTTCAAATAGTTTCATACCAAAAAAACATTCTGATACTTTACCAGAACTTGCTAGTGAGAAAATTGTAGATGTTATAACTTCTTATCTCTGGTATGGGGTAGGTCATACACTACTACTAACTGAATCTGGAAAGGTGTATGGATATGGAGTAAATAACTACGGTCAGTTAGGTGATAGCACAACCACTAATGTATATACTATTAAAAGGATTGGAGCTGAACTAGGAAAAATTATTAGAATGTTTAGTCAAGGTTCTACTTATGGCTGGACTATCTTACAAACAGAAAATAAAGACATATATACTTCTGGTAATCACGGTGGTTATGGTCTTAATCCTCAAGGAACAGAGTTTCAAAAAGTAAGTTTACTTAATGGTGTAGGTTCTCCAGTAAAAGATATCATATCAAATTTACACGACTTTCACGGTGCTGGTACTTCATACTATGGTTCACTAGTTACAATACACGAAAATGGTAATGCTTATGTTTTCTCTAATGGTTTTTACAGTAGTAATACTTGGGGTTCTCAAGGTTATAATGGAATGAATCTAGTTGTTTCTGACCCTTTTGATACTAATGTAAAAGAACTTATCACTATGAATGGTGGTTATCCTAATGCACTTTCATTAAGAAATGATGGTACAATATGGCATAGAGGATTACATTATGGCACTAGTCCAACTGGTGGTGCTACTACAACTTGGAATCAATTTACTGATTACAACTCAAATGCTATAACAAATGTAACTAAAATATTTATGATTGGTGGTCACTATACTCACCATATGAGTGCATTGACTCAAGACGGTTTATTATACTGTTGGGGTAACACTCAACAAGGTGGAGATGGTATTGGTGTTGCTAATACTAATGACCCATCAACTGGGTTAAGACCAGTTAAAATACCAGAAAAAATTATTGACTATGCCGTATATGGTTATGGATCGAGTGGTACTGGGTATTTCTCAGTATTTGCACTTTCAGAATCTAATACTTTATATGCTTTTGGTTATAATAACTATTATGCAGTCAATGATTATAACGGCTACAAATCTTCACCTAAGAGAGTAGTTTTTTAAATTTAACAATAAAAATATAAGGAGCAAATTATGACTACAGTAAGTCTTGGCAAAGTAGCTTTCACTTGGAAAGGAAGTTATGATGCCAGTACAACTTATAATTCACAAGATGTTGTGGAATATAACGGTGATTCTTTTGTATGTATTACAGACAATACAAGTGGAACTACACCAACTTCATCTAGTTCTACAACTAGTCCTCAGACAGTAAATTTAACAGTAACTGTTCAAGCTTATTATGGCAGTAACTACTTTTACATTGACGGTGTAAAGACACCAACATTACAACTTTATGAGGGTAATACTTATGTGTTTGATGTTTCAGACTCTAGTGTTGCCAACCACCCTTTTAAATTTTCAGAAACAAGTAATGGTACTCATAATAGTGGTACTGAATATACGACTGGTGTGACAGTATCTGGGACTGCTGGGCAGTCTGGAGCTACCGTAACCATAGTAGTAGGGTCTGATGCTCCTATACTTTACTATTATTGTGGTAACCATTCTGGAATGGGTGGTACGGCTAATACTCCAACTTATGCTACAACAACAACAACCACTTCTGCTTGGAATTTACTTGCTCAAGGTAGTCTAGGGGTAGGTCAAAATTCTGGTGATTTAATTTACTTTGATGGTTCTCAATTACAAAGACTTCCAACTGGTAATGCTAATCAAGTATTAAAAATAGATGGAACTACACAACTTCCAGTTTGGGGTGATACAAATTATAGAAGTGGTGTAAAAGCTAAAAAACTTTGGAATGCAAAAGCAAGTTCTTATAGAAGAGGTTTTGTTGTAATGGAAGATAATACTATGAGAGTTTGGGGTACAAATTCTTATGGGTCTTTGGGTGACGGTACAACTACTACAAGATTATCTCCAAGTTCACCAGCTTTCGATTCTTCAAATGATTTTGTTGGTATAAAAACTGAAGCTGATGGTTCTATAAGAGATGGTGTTATAATGTCTACATATTACAATATGGGAATCATAGGCAATAATGGACACCTTTATATGTGGGGTCAGAATGGCTACGGACAAGTAGGAGATGGCACAAGTACCAATAGGACAATTCCTTATGATGCTACGGCTGATACTAACAACTCAATTAACGGTAAAGAAGCACATCAAATTGCACAAGGTATTACTGCTCAGAACTATGATTCTACAATAGTGCTTTGTACTGATGGAACGGCTCACGGTACTGGGTACAATGGTTACGGTCAATTAGGCAATTCCTCACAAACTAGTGCAACTAACTTTGGTGCAGTAAACCAAACTGCTTTGAAATTTTGGAAAATTTTTCAAGCTGGAGATAGGTATGCAAGTTATATTGGATTAGGTGCAGTCTATGGTGATTCATTAACTGATGGAACTACTGTTGGTTCTGGTACAAATATTTTAACACAAACACCAACTTATTTTAGAGTTTATTTCTGGGGTTATTCTGGAGATTACCAAAATGGATTCAACACAAATACAAACTATTCAGTACCAACTGAAATAACAACATTTTATAGTAATAATCATAATGTTGTAGAGTGTGTTGGAACAAGACATTCTTGGTTTGCATTAACTTCTGCTGGAGTGTTATTTGGTTGGGGTTATCCTTATGGTGGACATTTAGGTAATGGAACAACCAGCACTACTCAAGCCGTAACTCAAATCGATACAGATGTAGCTGAGATAGTATCTACAAGGTCAAGTAATGGTAATAGTAATGCTTGGTACAGAAAAACAAATGGTCAGGTATATTCATCAGGGTATAATGGCTATGGACAATTAGGTTTAGGTGACGGAAATAATAGAAGTACATTCACTCAATCAACTACTGCTCCTACAAACATAACCAAAATGGTTGTATCTGGTGGTGAAAATTATGAGTCTGTAATGGCTCTAACATCTGATGCTGAGTTATTTGCAGTGGGGTACAACGGTAATGGAGCTTTGGGGATTGGGTCAACCAGTAATCAAAATACTTGGCAAAAAGTAATATTCCAAAAGCCAGTAATAGATTTATGTTCATTAGGTTATAACTCTTCTGAAAACGGTTATGCAATTATTACTGATGATGGTGGTTGCTATACTGTTGGTGCTGGTTCTGGTAATCAAAATAATGATTATACTGGTAACTACTATTCAACATTCCAACCAGTTGTAATGTAATGCAAATAACAAAAACATTAATAAAATTTGGAAATTCTTTTGTGAAAATACCAAAATCTATGAAAGGTGTTTGGGATAAATCAGAGAACAGATGGGGTTATAAATGGCTTCGATAAAAGACACTCAAGCTGAATTAGTTGCTCACGAAAGAGAATGTGCTGAAAGATACAAAGCATTTAATGATAAAATGACAACTTTAGATAAAAGATTATGGAGGTTAGAAGCTATGGTAATGGCAAGTATCGTTTCAATAGTATCACTATGTGTTACCATATTTATGAGAATTGGCTAATGCTCACTGAATTAGCAATGTGCAATAGTGCATTCCAGATTATCAAAAAAACTATACAAAATGGAAGAGAGATATTTGAATGTGGTGAAGCCGTAAGCAAATTTGTATCAGCTAAAGAAGAGCTTAGAGAAAGAGGAACTAAGAGAAGAAATAATATTTACCACTCATTAAAAGGAACTAACTTTGGTGATTTAGAAGAATTTATGGCTTTAGAAAAAGTAAAGAAACAAGAAGAAGAATTAAAAGAATTTATGTTGTTATATGGTAGACCAAATTTATATACAGACTTTCTTAGCTTTTGCTCTAAAGCCAGAAAAGAAAGAAAACTCGAAATTGCAAAAAGAAAAAAACAAAGAGAAGAACTTATTGAAGCAGTAGCTATTGGGACTCTAGTAGTCTTAGTAATTATGATTGTTTGTTTCTTTGGATATATATTTATAACTAGGAGTTAAAATGAAAGATAAACTAAAAGAACTACATAATGAGTTAGCTGAGAAGTTACTTGAAAAAGTTAGAGATGAAGAAGTAACTGCTAGTGAACTTAATGTAGCAAGACAATTTTTAAGAGATAATGGAGTTGATGCAGTTCCTACTGAGGACTCACCACTTAAATCTCTTATGAGTGAGTTACCTTTTGATGATGAAACAGATACCAAATCAACTCACTGATTTTAGAAATTTTTTATATCTTTGTTGGAAACAACTTAATTTACCTCAACCTACACAAATCCAATATGATATAGCAAATTACATTGCTAACGGTGATTCAAGAATTATTGTTTGTGCTTTTAGAGGTGTAGGTAAATCTTGGATTACTTCAGCTTATGTTTTATGGAGATTACTTCTAAATCCTCAACTTAATATTCTTGTTGTATCAGCTAGTAAAAATAGAGCTGATGACTTCAGTACATTTTGTTTAAGGTTGTTAGAAGAGATGCCAATATTACAACACCTAAAACCTAAAGAGGGACAAAGGCAATCTAAGATCAGTTTTGATGTAGCTCCAGCTATGGCTAGTCACCAACCCTCAGTTAAATCACTAGGAATAACATCTCAAATAACTGGTAGTAGAGCTGATGTAGTTATAGCAGATGATGTTGAAACTAGTGGTAATACTCAAACTCAATTTATGAGAGATAAGTTATCTACGGCTATAACTGAATTTGAAGCCGTTATAAAACCTAAAAGCTCGAGGATTATTTATCTGGGGACACCTCAATGTGAGCAGAGTATTTATAATAGACTCCAAGAAAAAGGATATAAAATTAGATACTGGTCTTCGAGATATCCAGATGAAACTCAGCTTAAATCTTATGGAAATAATCTAGCTCCATTAATTAAAAATACTTGGAGTAGTGATATTGTTGGTGAGTCAACTGACCCAGATAGATTTAGTAATGAGGACTTATTAGAAAGAGAAGCTTCCTACGGTAGACTTGGATTCAATATGCAATTTCAGTTAGATACAAATCTATCTGATTTACATAGATATCCTCTTAAATTAAGTGACCTTATTGTAATGCAAACTAATCCAGATAATGCTCCAGAGAAACTTATATGGGCAAGTAGTCCAGAGTTAGCTATAAATGATTTACCTTGTGTTGGACTGCAAGGAGATGGCTATTATAGACCAATGCAAGTTCAAGGTAAGTGGATTGATTATACTGGTTGTGTAATGTCTATTGACCCATCTGGTAAAGGAGCTGATGAAACTGCTTATGCTATTACAAAGATTCTTAACGGTAATATTTATCTAGTAGCTAGTGGAGGATTTAATGCTGGTTATACTGATTATGTCTTAGATAGAATCACATTGTTAGCTAAGAAACATAAGGTTAATAAAATTCTTATTGAGGATAACTTTGGTCAAGGTATGTTTGAAGCTTTACTTAAACCTTATCTTATAAAACAATATCCTTGTACAACTGAATTAATTAGAAGCACCACTAATAAACATAAAAGAATCATAGATACTTTAGAACCTCTATTGACTCAACATAGACTTGTTATTGATGCTAAAGTTATCAAAGCTGATTATGAAGAAACTAATTCAATTTACTCAACAGAAAGAGCTTTAAGATACCAGCTAATGTATCAGATAAGTAGAATACAATATGGAGCTAATACTCTTGTCCAAGATGATAGATTAGATGCTCTGCAAATGTGTTGTAACTACTGGATTGAACACTTAGCAAAAGACCAAGACATAGCCGTTAAACAAAGAAAAGATGAACTTGTTATGCAAGAGCTTGAGAAGTTCTATAATGTTCCTAATCAGAACACTTGGATATGATTGTCTACGGCTCTTAAAATGACTTCTAAGACCTTTTTATTAATACTTAACATAGGAGAAAAACTAATATGAAGAAGATGTATAAACAACCTAAAGATGCCAAAAGTTTATCTCAAGGTTACATACCACTAGCTATGATGGAGAAGCTTCCTAAGAAAGCTTTCGATAAAAGACCAAAAAAGAAGTTGAAGAAACTTAGAAAAGAAGACACTCCAACTTATACGGCAATGTTGGAAAAATACATAAAACAAAGCTTATTAAAAGTAAAATAAAAAAGTTCCACTATAGGAATACTATAAGTATATCTTAGGTGTTCATTAAAACAGTGAACAGATTAAGACACCAAGTACAATATAAACTTAATGATAATCTTAGAATTAACTATAAGTATATGCAAAGAACAAACCAAAAAGATAAGTATATATCTATGAATAGAAGAATAGACGGTGAAACTACAATAGAAGTTAATGAGTTCATTGATGACCATTTAGAAGACTTCTTTGAGCATATAATATTTTTAGCTTTTGCTGAACTTGAAAGTAAATATGAAAGAAATAAAAAGAAACCTAACTGATTGTTCAGTATGGTTAGCTATGTTCTTTTTAGGTATTCTTTATATGATAGCTTACGGTGTAAAATACTTATTTAGTGTTAGAGTTTTGATATGTGTTGTCATTGCTTATGTCACCTACCCCTACCTCTATAAAATATTTTGGTAAAAAAATCTGACAAGTAGATGTGTATATGACCACCACCCTTTTCCCCATAGTGGCTATGGTCTTTGATTAAGAGATAGTAGGGTATCTATCTATAAAAAATTTTTTATTCTGCAACAATTTCTGCAACAACATTTTATTTCCAGCAGAAACTATGACTATGCACTAGTCTTCTAATCTGATGAGCTAAGATATACTATTGTAAATTAGAATCATTCTAAATTATAGGCAAAAAACCGTCATTTTTTGATTTGGTCATCTGCTTTTTATTATCTGTTTTTAGAATTTTCTTTGCAACAGAATCAATAACTTACAGACTTTCTTAAAAATAATTGTTGATAATTACTTTAAAGTATGAACCTAATATTAGTGTGAGGGGTCTTTGTTTCGATTTTTCACATATAATAATAACTTAAATAGTGAGGGTAAATGACTAAAATAAAAGAAACAATTCCACAACAAAAGATAAAACATAACTACAATGAGTTTGGAGTTTATGAAGACTCTGATGTTTGTGGTGTAATGATTAATGTAAAACCTAGTAGTAAAAAAGTTGCTCGAATTAGTTATCCTTGTAGTCAAGGAGTAATGCTAGAAGCACAACTATGGAATAAAAATAGTTATACTGATAGATTTAAATTTGCTGACAGTAAATATTGTAATTCAAGACTTACATCATTTGAATTTGTTCCAACAAGACATTTTTATCAAACAATCGAATTAGGACAAATATTAATATTAGCTTCAGATAGAAAAACTAATCCATTTGATATTGCAATGGTTACTGGTCTTTTTTCTGACCATATTCAAGTAGTATCAGTTAAATGTTCTAAAGATGTTTTTTATGAAGGTTGGTTTGGTTCAAAGGATATTAAATTAGCTAAAGAAAAAAAAATTCCTATTAGTGAGAAAAAACCACTTAGACTTCTTACAGAAGTTAATAGCATATTATCTTTATATGAGATGTTTAAATTTGATAATCTTGGTAATAGCAGACTAATTCAAAGTTATGTTAGTCCAACGGCTATGCAACCAAATGAAACTTCTTTTACTTATGTAGGTAATAGAAAAGTTGCTGAAGCTTTTGCTTCTAAGCTTAACTCTGTAATTGTTAAAGTAGACGGTACAGAGAGATATGATAGATGTATTGAAAATGTTACATCTTTTTTTCAAACAGTATTCAGAGTTTTCTTTTATAATCTTACTGAAGATTCTAAGGATATGTCTGAACCTCATAGAGTAATGTTCTCTACTGATTACTTTGCTAATAACTTCCAAGACTCAGTTAAGTACCATAGATTCTCTATAACTAATGATAATAACTTTCCTTATAACTCAGCTTATGAGATTTATATCGAGAAGTTTAGAGATGTT